CCTTTCATAGAATTATCTTTTATCCATTGTATTTTTCTGTTTATATTCCACGGTCTTCTTGTTATACTCTTTTTAATATCTGTTCTTTCATAATTTTTAGTTTCAAAATTGTATTTCATTTTAACCCATTTATCTTCTTTGACAATATAATCCTGGTATGAGTTTACTTTTCCAAATTTATGATTATATTTATCGTTTGTGTATGTATCTATCCACTTAAATTTTCCTAAAGGTATATTGTTGTCACCTCCTTTAAGTTCTACAATTTTACCGTCTCTCCATACACTTAAGAATTGTGTGATAGTTCTACTAACTCCTTTATCATTTGATATTTCACATGTATATCTACCTGTATGTGCTCGTTGTACGCTGTCAATCAAAAGCTTTCTACTTTTTCCTATAACTTTATTTTGTACGTCTGTATCAAAATTTCTTGATGGTTCTGCAGAAAAATACCACGTATATTGTAAATTGTCTCTATTCTTTTTACCTTTTTTGTTTTCATAGTTATATGCGTTAACAACAATTACAAATGTGCGGTTTGCTCTTGTATCTAATATATGAGTTTCACCTAAACTTTCTGCAAGTGCAAAACCTCCACCTTTTTCTTTATTTGCTTCTTTATAACCAACATTTTCATATTCAAACTGGTCAATTATTGGTGTACCATAAGTTGGTGCTTTAACTTTTTTAAGTTCTGTAAATTTTGTAGCTGTAAATCTTTCTGAAAGGTCTCTGTCAAATATATATCTTGCAGAAGCTAATTCCAACTTCCAATTATCGATGTCTTCTCTTGAAATTATTATACCTGTTTCGCTTCTTTTATTTTCTCTTTTATCTATACCAAATTCAAATTTATCTCGAAGTATAAATCTCTTGTCTGAGTGTAAACCGTCTGACATTATTCCCGTTGCTGATTTAATAGGGCTTACAGGAAGATTGCCGATGGTAATCTGTCGTTGTCTTGTTTTGTCGACAAACATATCGGGTAAGAACTTTCTTGTATTTTTTTTATTAGGATTGTGTGCCATTATCTAACAACCTTAAATACATCTTTTAATGGATAGTACCCAATTGTGTTTGTTGTACTGCCGCTTTCAAATAATTTTATTTCTATTTGATAATATCTTTCTTGTGATAAATTTGTTGTAAACATTTCAAAATAATTACCTATTGAATCACAGCTCATTTTAGTAAAAGTATTGTCATAAGGTATTACAGTCTCTCCTGTTTTAAGGTCTTTAACTGAATAGAATGCTGAACCAGAGGGTAAATATGTTATGTCTAAATTAGCTGATGTTGTACCATATGTTTTTGTAGGATATTTTTCTCTACCTACAATTCTGAATTTAGTTTTTTCACCGTACTTGTAATTACCTCTATTGTTTTTTAGATATAAAAATATTGATGACGCATCGGTTGTAGATAACTCATTTAAAGAACCTGTTGCCCATTTAGAATCATCCCAACAAAATTCTAATCTAGGTTGATATATTGTGTGCGTGTTTGTTGAATAATATGATAATTTTCCTCCTATAGTACCATCAGCTTCAGAATTGCGCAATAATAGAAAACCATTATTGTTAACTGTATCTACTCCATATGTACCACCTGAAGCTGTAAATCTTGTAACCCATTTGGTTACGTCTTCTCTTATGTCGTAAGATGTTGTGGAAGAACCGAATTGGAAAGATGGCGTTCCTGCACTTGCTATTGAATGAGTTGATGCTCCAGGTGAAGGAAGTCCGGAAACGGCTCCGTCTGTTTGTGTCCACCATGTACCATCTTTATATCCATCTTTATATAGCCAGCTTGCACCCTCCTTTGTCATATATTTGTTTGTACGTCTTCCTGTACCGTGAGACCAAGATTGTGATACTGCTTTAATTAAAACTGTATCTGTAGTGTTACCAAGATTTTCAGCTGATGTTGCATATAAATTTAGAAATGAAATAGGTGGTGTGAATTGCGTACCGTCGGGATTTGTAAATGTATCTGAAGAATCAGAGCCAGAATAAACTGAACCAGGTATATCAAATTTTATTAGTATTCTTGAACTATAAGGACCGAGTCCTAAAGAACCTGATATGTGTTTATCTAATTCTAGAATTTCATCTATACCTGTATTCATACTAGATGAAAATATAGTATCTTCAACTTTTTCATATAATGTTGTATCTCTAGATGCTGTTATTGAATATATCATTTTTAATACCCCACAATTCTACCTTTAATATCGGTATCTAAGTTTTTAATTTCAAATATTGATGGGTCTATAGAAGGATATACAATACCATCTCTTGTAGCACCTTTAATATCATATATATTTCCACTATATCCAGACGTCGTGTCGAATAGATTAAATATTCTTAAATTTTTAACTGTTTGCACACCTTCAACTTTATCTAATTCTGTAGCTATTTTAGGTAGCATTATTGGCTCATTGATTGACCAGTTGTCAGGGTCAAATATACATTTTAACCTTGCTATACATCTAAGTAATATATCTTTGTTTTGATAACCAGGTCTTGGTAATATATTAAAATCTATGCCTATGTTTATTATATGAGCATTTTTAATGTTTATTGCATCAGTCAATATTCTATATTGTGAAAGATATGTTTGTAAATTTTGTTTAGCAAGTGCCGTTAGTGGTATATAATTTTTATTATCATCAAATGCCAAAGTATAAAGATTTATAGCCAGTGGATTTTTTATTTCATGAGTACCAACTGTTTGAACAAAATATTGTTCATCTTTATCTAAATAAGCTTTTGCAATAGAACCATATTTTCCTGGCATTGCATAAACCCTGGCAATATAATCCTCTCTTGTTACTGCCCTATTTTGTGAAGCAAAGTGAGCAAGTGCATTATATTTTATCTCATCTGTTGTTTCTGCAGACCTACCTCCGATAGCAGGCTTAAGATTTATTATTGCAAGTGAGTCTTTTACAGTTGTAACTGTTGCCGCAGGAAGTCCATCTTCATCTAACCAAGCTGTTTTATCAATAATTGTATCTATTGTTCTTGCAGCAACGTTAGATTTTATACCACCACCTGCAATATATTTTACAGTAAGTGTTGTTGATTTTGGTGCTTCACCATATTGTCTAGTAAACATAGTGTTTGCAGGGTCAAATGCAATATCAACATAAGTTGTACCATTCATATAATTTTGAACTGTATTGCCATACGGTAAACCTAAACCTACGTTTTCAGGATTTGGTACTATAAACTCATCTGGTTGTGTTGATATTCCAGCACCAAACCATAGTTGTGTCAAGTTGTTAGCTTTTACGTGAGTAGTAAATCTTCTTCCTGTTCTTCTTAATTTAAGAATATAAGGAGCATCATAATTATAGGCTGACATAGACGGGTCTGCTGTCCAGTTGTTGGCTACATCTTCAAATATATTATCTTGAGCAAGGTATGCAACCTCATTCCATCTATTATTATCAGAATCTCTGACATCAATTACAGAAACTACATCATCTGCTCCTAATGTTATTTTATCGAATTTTTTAGGTACAGTAAAAACAAAATCTTCTGTTTCTAATTTTCCTGCCATTGCACTTACTTCTTTTTTCAATAGATAATAAGTAGGCTCTCCACTTATATCATCAATTTGATATACAGATACTTCAGTTGGATATGCAGAGCTACTAGCTTTAAAGTCAACTGTATCTTGAGTTATAAACTCATATTCTCCCGTTGTCACAGTCATACCTTCTGAAATTTCCATAGCATATCTCATATCTGGTGTAACATTACCAGGAGCAGTACTAAATGTTGCCGGCACAATTTGATATACACTTAATTCTGCCAATGAAGGTACTGATGGTTTTGTTTTATATCCAAGAGCTCTTGCTATATCGACCACGTTTGCTCGCTCTTCGGCATGCATTAATAAACTTTCTTTTAACTGGTCGTCAACATAATATGATAATACATCACCTACATACGAAGCCATTTCTATAAACATCATACCTGGTGAGCTTTCATTAAAGTCATTATATGTTTCTGGGAAGTATGATTTTGCGTAATCTATTAAATCACTTCTAAATCTCCCAAAATCTTTATTAAGATATTTTATATCTCGTATTTCTCTTTTATCTAAATTACATTCGTTAGCCATTATAAGTCACCTATCTCTAATGCGATTGATTGTAAATCCATAGTATTACCTTTGAATAAAGTCCAATCTATTTTTATATTCATTCTATTTTCATTTGTATGAGGCTGCTGTACTTTTACACTTTTTAAATCAACATACGGAATCCAAATTTCGATTTGTTCTTTTATTAAATCTTCTAAATCTTCTCTTAGTCGCGGCGTATTTGGTTCAAATAAAGATTTCCAAGTATCACAGCCAAAGTTTGGATGCATAGGTCGCTCACCTTTATTTGTTAATACTAAATTTATGATGTTTGACTTTGTTTGTTCAACTGTTGTATATGATTGATGAAAGTCTCCACTATTATCTGCTTTTGTACTAGAGTTATGAGGTGTTTGACCTGTAGTTGCTGAGTAAGCATTAGAGCTACCAGATGGTATTAACGTTTCATAACTATATCTTCTTTCAGCGCTTATATCGTTTGTAAGAGGTAACGTTAATCCTATTGCTACATCTCTTTCAAAATCTAATGGATTAAATTTATATATAGGTCTTTTTCTCATTATTTTTTAAATCTTTTTACTAACTCTGAATAATCTCTTGTTAAAGCTTTGTCTAAACCATTACTTAAACTTTTAACGTCAACAGGTCTATTATTTACATCTGTCATTTGAGTTGCTGGTGATATTCCATCTTGCATTCCTGCAAATTTATTTCTTAATTCATTTACAGATACTTCAGGGTAAGCTTCAAATTCACCAGAAGCTTTAGTCTCATTTAATACTTCGTTTAATAAAGTATTTTTTGTATAATTTTTTGGTACCCTTGTACGAAC